CCATCTTTAACTTACACTCAAGTTTCATTCCTAATGACTCAAGAATATCACAAGAAACTTTCTCAAGTGGTAGCATCTCATTACCGAACTTGGCATCTGCGATATTCCATAGTAAGTATCGATTGGGCGCAAGCCACTCCACGGCAGTTTCAAGAGTAGGACGCAAGAACCCATCAACCCATGTATCAAACGTATTAAATTTAGTTGCGCTTTGAGTTGGATCATCAGAGTACAATTCTTTTGCAAAGTAAGGTGGACTAGTAAACACTAAGTCTAATTTACCCTTATACTGCTGAAAGTCAGGTTGTGATTTCATGTCCTCTGAACCACACTGATAAAACTCATATGTGTGTGGAGGATTTGTTGCAAATGGAGAATCGGTGTGCTTGTTGTAAAAATCGGCAAGCTCGTGATATTTTGTTCTACCCTCTGTAGTATTATGATCTGTGTTTGGATCTGTACCAATATAGTGAATGTGTCGGGTGTCATTTTCAACACTCATGGCACCCAAAATTCTTCCTCCCCAACCAGAAGAAGGATCCCAAATGTTTATTTGTGACTGTGTTTTGATATGTTCAGTAAACTTCTCATACAAATACTTTGCAGTAAGTGGAGGAAAGTTTACTGCATACTGACACACAGAAATGCGGAATGCTTTTAAGCCTATAGGAAAAACACGCTGGCCGCGTTTGAATACTCTGATTTGAAATACTTCTCTATTCTTATAGTCTATGTTGGTTTTACATTTGTCAGGAACAATAGAGCCAAGTGCAGTCAATTCATCACGAGTCAATCTAAGATACGAAACATTTCTTAAATTTTCTCCATAGCCAGTGTATTCGCCACCTTCCTCTTTTGCCTCAAGCCAATAATCAAATGTGTTTTCATACATACTACGCTTTGACTCGTATGCTTTTATCCATTCAACTGCGGTGTTTTTAGGTTCTACAAAATACTTTTTTATGTATTCTGTGATGTTGTCGCCATCAACAAACACTTTTATTGGATAAGAATAATGATAGAATGAATCACGCTTAAAATGTCTGCGACCATATGTAATCATTTTCTGTAAGAGTTCTGGCTCCTTAAAATGATCGTAAATGGATAATCCAGCAGATGTGTCGTCGGTGTAGTTTATTTTTGTTGCCATCATGGTAGGGAACCACTGATTGGCAGCATTACCTAAAACACTACTGTTTCGTACACAATCTTTTTCTCCAGTTTCTTGATCTACAGACTCGAAACCATCGATCTGGTGATGTACTGGATATGAACGCATCTCACGGAACTGTTCAACAATCTCTTGCTCAGAAAATCCTACACGAGGAGGAATACCCTTTTGATCCCAAATACGAATTACCTCGGAGCGCATTTCTGCGACCCAAGTTTGAAACTCAGCTTCAGTCATCCATAAGAGTTCTTCAAAAGTCTTATTTACCGCGCTTTTTAGCAGCTCGTCGTTTTTCTCGTAAAACCACTTTCTCATCTTTTACCCTGGCCTTTATCACTTCTTTCACAACATCTAAATTAAATAGCGAATCAATTACAGGAAGGCCAACATGATCTGCCAAACCATGCTTTAACACTTCTTTTGCATCCAAGTACCAGTTGGTGTGCTTCTTATCAGCAACAATTTTTTGAAAGTATCCTTTTGGCTTATTACACTTATTGTTTAGTAGCTCAAAAATTTTTATGTTCAATCGCTCGGCTTCTCCAACATCAGCCTTTAGTTCCTCAATTTTACCAAACGATACGGTTGCAACATCATGCACCATCACAGTAGCGTGTGGGCCAACAAATCTCAGGCCTTCTGTGCCACAGGCTAAAAGAACGCTTCCGCAACTCATAGCTTTGCCAAGAGCAATAGTAGCAACAGGCTTAACTGCGGTTGATATAATATCAAGCATAGCCAGGAGTGAATAAACTTCGCCACCAAAACTATCAATAATAACTGGAATTATAGGAAGACTGCTACAGTTGAGGTCATCAAAATCCACCTTGAAGTTTTTTACTCCGAATTCTGTAAACTCATTAACAAGAACAGCGTTTTTAACTTTAGGATCATTTGACATCAAATTCCTCGCTTCTATAATAACATGGTTTCTTGTTGCCATTAACTTATATTACTAAAGTTTTTTGTCTTTGTAAAGCGAATTATCTTTTTAAACTTATCGGAAATGGTTTCTTTATGGGAGATTACAAAGATATTGGTATCTCGAAACATGTCGGAGTTCAACAACTGCAATACATTTTCTGTGGCAGTTGTATCCAAATAACTATCTAACACTTCATCCATGATCAACAAATTGGTGTTCACACTGTTCTTCATTTTGGCAATAGTTCGCCAGGTAAATAGTAGTGCCAAATCGATTCTTTGCTTCTCACCTTCTGAAAAGTTTTCATAGGCAAAATCATCTCTTCCACGAGAAAGAATGTTTTCATTAAACTCCTCATCGATGTTAAATGTCACAAAGAAATTCATGGCATTTAAAAAGATGTTTGTGTGCTTGTTGATAAGTGGAAGATACTGTTTTATGATGCGAGCTTTAACTCCATTGTCTTTAAGGAGTGCTGTAGCCAAATCTTGAAGGTTCTTTTGATATGAGTATTGCTGTTTGTTTCCCTCTAACTTGTCATGATCGGTTTGTAGTTCATGTAATCTATCACTACACTCTTTTGGTGCATTTTCTTCTTGCTTCATGTCCAGAGTTTCTTTGGCAATCTTTTTTATAAACTGATTGATACCATCAATCATGCTTTGATTCTTTACAATCTGGCTTTCGATTGAATCGATCTTATCCTCGATTAGCTTTGCTTCTTCGAGCTTACTCAAAAATTTGGTAAGAGCAGAATCGGCATCACTTAAACCATTTTGCCATTCACCAATCTTGTAGTTCTTTTTCTCAACTTCAACATACTTAAAGTCATCGGGTATGTGCTGTTGGCACGTTGGGCAGTTATCATTTTCTTCATAGAATACAATTTCCTTTTTTGCTTTTTTAATGTTTGTATCCAGCTTATTCTTAATGTCACGAATCTTATCCATCTGAGAAAGAACTTCTGTCTTGAAGTTTATTTGCTGTCGTAGCGCAGATATGCTTTCCTTCAATGAAACGATTTCTTGTGAATACTTTTCGGCCTGTATTTTATTTTTCTCGATTGTGGCCAAGTTTTCTTGTATCTTGTCCTGCTTGCTTTGTGATAAGTCTGATATGTACTTGGTTTGCAGGCCAATCTTTTCTTTTACCAGAGATATGGCAAACTCATTTTCTTGTGATATACTTTTGAGTGTGGACACTTTTTGCTTTAGAAGCATATTCATCACAGAAAATATCTCGATGTCTAGCAATCCTTCGATAATAACTCTACGATCTGCTGGCTTTAATTGCATGAATGGAGTAAAGTTGCTGGCACCAAGAACAATGATTTGTGTAAATGCTTTGAAGTTGAATTTAAGAATACTGCGTTCAAGATATTGCTGATAATCCTTTGAGTGTGAATCTTGATTGATAAGAACTCCATCGCAGTGGATCTCAAACACAGTTGGTTTGATTCCACGTCGAATAAGATAATGTTGAGTGCCTATAGTAAACTCAATTTCAACAAGGCAGTTTTTTTGATTCAGTGTGTTGACTAATTGATTCTTGTTGATGTTACGAAACGGGCGGTTGAACAAGGCAAATGCAATAGCATCTAACAGTGTGCTTTTTCCACTACCAGACTGTCCCAACAAAATTGTTGTGTGATTTTTGTTGAGATCAATCTCAGTAAAATTGTTGCCTGTGGATAGAAGATTCTTCCATCTCACCGTAGTAAAAATTATCATCCGTTGCTCTGTATATGCTCGTTGGTGTTTAACGCCTCAAGATATAATTCACGCAGTAGATCGTTTAAGGCATTTTTGTGCTCATCTATTTCTAGTGAATCAACACACTCTTTTAGTATTGTTAGTGTGTCTTTTGCTTGATCGATGTCAACATCATCAGAAATGCCATCTTCAAACGCAGATTCAATTACAGACAAATCGGCAGGATTGTGCTTTTGTAGTGCATCAACAAATTGGTCAAACCAGTATGGATTGTTTTTCTTTTGAACAATAACTTTAACAAACTTTCCACCGATGTTTGAATGATCTGTTTTCATGATACTTTCAAACGTCTCTGAAGAATCGTTGTAGTAAATCTTATGAAACATCTGTATTGGATTCTCAACAAAGGAAAGATCCAATGTTTCAGTATCAAATACATGAAAGCCTTTTAGAGATCCCCAGTCACCCCACATCATAGCATATGGAGCGCCAAGATAGTGTATATTGCCGCGGGATGACTTTTGGTGAAAGTGTCCACTCATAGTCATATAGAACTTATCAAATATCTCTGAGCGATGTCCCTTATCAGCATTAATGTGTCCTGCATACATCTCAAAGCCAACAAGCTCAAGATGTCCCATACAAACAGTGGCTGCACTATTTTCAATCATGCTCATAGTGCGATCATAATTGTCCTCGCAAATCCATGGCACATACATTAATTTTCGTGAGTCTATTTCAACTTCAGTTGGTTCAGGATATACGTTGAACTTATCATAAATTTTCAACAGCTCATCAACACTATTAATCTTGTTTGTGTTTTTGTAGTAGGTGTCGTGATTACCAATCAGTATATCAACGCGGTCGCACCAGTTGTTTAGTGGCTCAAACACACGCTTTTGCCAGGAATGTAGCGTCTGAAAGTTTATGTACTTTCTACGGTCAAACGTATCACCTAAATGCACCACAGTTTTGATGTTGTGTTGCTTTAAGTAAGGAAAGAATACTTCCTCGTAGAACTTTAGAAAGAACTCATTTAGGGATTGATTATCATTACCTGCACCACAATGGGTGTCAGTAATTATAGCAATTTTCATTTACTTATTTAACTGTTCACGGTCAATCATATTCCGAAGAATATCACGAACAGCATCTCCACGGCTAACATACTTGCCATTGGTTACAAGTCCATCAATTTGATCCAAAACATCTTCTTCAAGATCAATCTCAACATTCACAGAACCTTGAGTAGTGCGCTCGTAAACATGGCCGTTTACTGTAATATAATCGGGAGCAAACGCATTAGAAGAAACAGAAGTTTTGGTTTTAGAATTCGACTTAACAGTTTGCTTCTTAGCCATAAATGTATCCTAATACTTGCCCCAATCATTAGGGGTATTACTGGTATCAGTACCAGCATATAAGATAGTATAGATCACATCGATTGTGGCTTCAAGATATTTTCCTGTATTTTTGTAATCTCTTATCACAGCCAAAAGATCCTCTTCCTTTTTACCTTCGGGAGGTGAAACTTTTAAGTCTTGGATTAATTTATGGAGAACATCTTTGGATGTAAGCGTTCGTGTTTGGCAATGATGGTAAAGACTGTCCAAAATTGCTTGTTTCTTGGCTTCAGCACTCATCTCAGGATTCCAGATTCTTTTAACAAAACCAAATGTCATTGTTCAGGAAGATCGTCATATTGATCGAGTAGACCATCAAAGTCAGATCCTTTAGTCTTTTTCTTTTTGGAGTTTTTTGCTTCCTGTATTTTTTTCTTTTTGTTTTCTCGACTCTTTTCAAAGTTCTCTACGAACTCATGCATATTAAGATCCGCTTGATCGCTGCCATACTTATTGGCGGAAACTCCATCAACCTCATGTATGTCATGAAGTAAACTTTGCTCAATCATGCGATACTTAGTGTATAGCTGTTTCTTTTCTTTTTGAATACGTCTAACAAACGCAAAGTAAATAATCTGTGTAAAATACGCAAAAGGATTTGAACTCTTGCCTGGATCAAAATTGTTTAGATACTGTAAACTGTTTTCAATGCCATCACTAACCATTTCCTCTCTAAAAGGATAGTTCATGAAATTTGGCTTGTTTGCTAATTTGTTAGCGATGTTTACAATACACTGCCCAATATAATCTGATACCTTTGGTATTGGCTCGTTATTCTTTTTTGCTAATCTTACAGCAGCTATGTGTTCCTTCATGTGTTCAAGGAACTCTCCGTTGTTTACATAGTGTAATTTTTTGTCTTCCTTATTTGCCATGAGAACAATGTATCACTAGACAAAGACTTATACAAGAAAATAGTGAAATGATTTTGGCCTATTCCGGCCTAAAAGAATTTAAGGTTTAAGGTATTTTAATAAAGGTGTGTTGAACGGACTACAAGCGTATGTATAAAACCACTATTAAAAAAACCGAGCTTTCCATGTTGGTTACGAAATAATTATCCCAACTCTAAAAACATCAATAGGAACGGTTTTTACTCAAACCCGTATGCTGTATCAGATTGCTAATTCCTATTGATTTCCGTGACTGTAACTTGTTGAAAACAAACCACTTAAAAAAGCGGTTAATTCATGTCCTCATCGTCAAAGTCAGTATCCTTGAGTATGTCTTTGAGCTTCTTTTTCTCAGTGGAACCTTTTGCTGGCTTAGTTTCTTTCTTTACTTCTTTCTTTGGCTCTATCTCTTCTTCTTGCTTTTGTTGTATCTGCAATTCTTTTGCCAGTATCAGCTCATAGTAGTGTGATTCTAAATCTACGTTTGGAGTACCCAAAGTTAAAATCTGTCGCTTGTCTATTGGAACAGTATCATCTTCTATTGATGGAATCCAATCTAGGAGATATATGGAATGAGCTTTGATTACCTCATCGTATGTAGAAACAATTTTAAGGGGAGCAGTTATAAAAAGCAGGTTGTCTACCGTGTAACCTTCATCTCCCTGGCCAAGGTCCCGACCATCTTGTACGACGCCAATAATTTCTTCGTTTGTGATTAATTTTACAACTTTGATTAGTGGTGCCATATTACCTTATTTATTAAAAGAGATTTACTCTGTGGAGTTTGTACTTAAACTTCTCTTCATTGTATATTTTTACTCGCTCAAGAAAGTGCTTTACTGCAAAGTTCTTATGCGATTTGTCAGTCATATCATCAACTATGTCATACAATTTTGCTTTGTCTGAATGATCACCAATTCGTAATGTTCGCCCGATTGATTGTAGAGTTTTGATACGACTCTTTGTTGGTGATGCAAAGATTATGTTTTCTAGGTTGCGAATGTTAATACCCGTACTGAACACTCCACTTGAGGCCACAATAATAGCATCTCGCTCATTCTCGGTTATTTGTCGAACCTCTTCTCTAGCATCAGCATCGGTTTTGCCAGATACAAAAAACACTTTTCGATTTGGATCTAACTTATGTGCTTTTTCCTTGATCAGCTCATATAAAACTTTTCCATGCAATTCAACCAACTGAAAGATTACAAGACAGTTTGATTTGGTACTAACTGCAAGGTTGCGTATAAAGATGTTGCGCTTTTCATGCTGCACTAAGAATTTTATTTCATCTTGGTAGTTGTCTCGCTTGTGTGCTTTTATTATATCGCTATCATACTTCAGCACTACACACTCGATGTTTAATTCCGCAAGTTGCTTTTTCTCCATCAACTGTTTTGTTGTGGTTACTGCAAAGGTTGTACCAAACAAACCTTCTAGTACAAGTTTGTGCGTTTGTGTACCATCAAGTGTTCCAGTTGTTCCGAATCTGTACTTTGCGTTCTCTAATTTTGTCATGATGCCAACCAATGACTTGGCCTTGAAAAGATGTACTTCATCTCCTACAACAACATCAAACTGGTCAAACCAACTCTTAGGCATTTTGTAAATTGATTGCCAAGTTGAGATCACAACTTTTTTATTTGTAATCTTCTCTTGACCGCCGTATATGGGATGACATATCTTATCTACGTTGTACTCAGGTTGATTCTTTGCATATTGCTTGAAGTCAGAAAACATCTGAGACACAAGCGATATGGTTGGAACAATTACTAGAGTTTTTTTGTTGTAAAATCGTGTAAGAGCGTATATGATAAGACTCTTGCCAGAACCTGTTGGAGATAAAAGTAATGACCTGTTATTTGTTACTGCTTCTTGCACTGCTTGTATTTGATAGTCCCTCGCTTCAAATGGCAACTCAAGTGTGCTTAAAAACTTTTTGCAATCATCAAGGGAAAACTTATTTCTACCATCAAGCTGTGGCTCAACGTCCAATTCGTATTCTCGTGATTTACAAAATTCTCGAAGATATGGTAACAAACCAACATAGAGCGTACCATTCATCATATTGTACAGGCGCACGTTTCCATCCCACATACGCATTTTATACGCAGGCATGAATTGATAACCAGGAACCTTAAACTTAAAAAAGTCTGATAGCTCTCTGTGTATTGATGAAGAGGTGTCAACACTAATGTACACCTCGTTTTGTTTTTTAGCTACAAGTTTTTCCATCAACCAATATCAAAGTGTTTATACACTTGTTATTGGATATTTAGTTGACTAAAAAATGCCTGTTTTAAGCGCCGCTAGTGAAACGTATGAAGTCGATAGCGTTCTTGATTAAGAATCCTCTTCCATTAAGAGTCTTGATGATGCTTTCCAGGAGATCAACTTTTTCACGTTGAACCTGTAGCTTCAATAACCTTTCTGCAATATCTTTGTCTGCATCAATATAAACTTGGAGATCATTTTTAAGAACAAACTGGAATGGTTCCCAGCCATAATGATCCAATTCTTCTTTTGATAATTTGCCAGTATAGTATTCGTGCTTTAGTTTGTAGAATGTTTTGTATTCTTGCTCTTCAGCTTTTAGTTGGACTTTCTCTCGCAAGTATATCTTGTAATACTTTCCGTGTAGAGTAGGTATTCTTAGACTTTCATTGTCTAAATCTGTTCTGTCAATTTTTGCGTCTTGTTCCCAAAGGGATTCAATTTCTTCTAGTTTCATGTTACACGGTATGCATACCAACTATCGTAGTTATTACCATCTTTTGAGTAATCATCATACAACAGATCGACCTGGCGTGTAAAGTTTTTGATGGTATAGTTTATTGTAATTGTGCCAAAATATATGTGCGGATCTTCTGCTGGACCATTCTCGATGACTTCTGCGAATACAGTTTCTCCAGTATATGGAAATACTATAACTAAGAAGTCGCCTTTTTTTAGTGCTTCAACCCAATCGGGTACTTCACTAGTCATCTTTGTTTGCGTTTTGTTTGATCCATTCTAGGAATGCAGGATTGTCCCTAAAGACTGTGTGTAGTCCGTTTGCCATTTTGCGAACCACATTCTCTTCCTCTTTCATATTTTTGAAGTTGATGTCGAACATATACACAATGCCATGTAGTGCTTCGTGAAGAATTGTGTTTACAAGCTCGCTCTTTTTTTGTGTGGCATCATACTGAATCTTGGCCTCATCAGGAGAACACTCACCAAACGCTTTGTTTCTTACACCCCAGTGACTAGAACGGGGGACAAGTTTGAACGTAGAATAGCCAATCTTTAACTTCTTTGGGGTTTTACGTTTTGTAGCCATACGATCTCCTATTGTGATATTTTCTCAATCTTTAAATGATCAAACTTGAATGATGTTGTTGCTGTCACATATAAAACATCTGTTTCTCTGGTATCAAATACTAGCTGACCCAAACTAACCGGGTGCATATCAACGAAAGTTATTTTTAGAGCTGGATTATTACTGCTTGTGTTTATGATAAGACTACCTTGGCCATAAACTGTTTGTGTATTGATTGGTGGAACCAGTGGCTGCCCGTTTAGGTTTTTTGTTGTGCCTTGTTTCCAACTCTTGTATTGATCAAAATTTTCTGGAAAAGAAATGCCTGTCATCCAAGCATATATCTCATACCAGTTGTTCATGCCTTCGCTTACTTTGAAGTCAATACTGATTTCACTAAAGTCAACATGGTCGCCGGGTAAAGGAATTCTAACAAATGGGTTTACACCACCGTTAGCTGCAACAGGTATACTAAGATCGGGAAGATTAATTCTCTGGACAAAGTAGTTGAAGTCCGTAAGCCGATCTACACGAAACTCGAAGTTGAGCGGCGATTGAAAATTTCTTGTCGCTACGTCGTAGGTTGGCATATTTGGATGTTATGGTAATTAGTCATAGTATTTATGATATAGGGGGCAACAGACAAAATCAAGCAAAAAATATAGTTCCAACTTACCACATCCAAAAAAGTAATAAAAAAGGGGACTTGGTTTCCCAAGTCCCCTTTTCTGGATTATATTAATCTAGTTATATAGACTAGAGAAGGTTCTTAACCAAAATCTTACGGTAGTAAGAATTGGTTCCGGCGGTGAGTGCCCCTGAAAGAGCGGCATTATCACCAGCGGTTGCAGCGGCGAAAGGATTTGCTACAAGCCCGTAACGAGTCTTGAATCCAATCTTTGGCTGAAACGATCCAGTGTCAACTGCACGAACCATCTGAAGTGGTACGTATGGGCAGTAGAACAATCCAGCATCATACTGATTTGAACCCTTGAATCCAATAACTGCAAAGTTTTGGAGTGGGTTAGCAAATGGGTCGATGTAAACTTTGAAACGTCCGTTGAGAACTCCAACGAATGTGTTTCCAGTGTCATCTACAGAGAGAGAATCCTTGAGTGCGCTACCACAATCAAGAAGTCCAGCTACGCTAAGTGCGCTTGCAGTATCAGCATCACAGATGATGATGTTACCACGACCACGACGAGTTTCCTTAGCAATCTGGTTAGCCTCACGCTCAAGCTGAACCATCAACCCCTTGTACTTCTCAACCGACCAGCGTCCGTTTGAATCTACATCAAGGTCAAACTCTCCAGCAGTTGCGAGACCGGTGTGTTGAGCACCCTTTCTAGCAACCTTGTAAACTGTGCGAACTACCTCACGGTTGATCTCAGCAAGGATCTCAGCCGAAAGGATATTAGCAAGCTCAGTCTCAGCATCAAGACCGTGTACAGCACGGAGGTCTTGTGCAAGCTCCATCGTGTACTCAGCCTTGAGCGCACGAGTCTTGGCTTCTACAGAAACCTTATCGATACTGAATGCCATCTCTTTGAATCCGAGATCGCCAGTAGCGCCAGTTCCAAGTTTCTCACCCTGAGTTGAAAGAAGACCACCAACAATGCTCGGATCGGCTGCAAAAGGATCAGCAGCGTTAGCAGCATTGCTACTAGCCGAGTGACCAATCTTAGCCTC